TCTGGCTACTCTGGAATTTCAGGTTACAGTGGTTCTGGAATTTCAGGTTACAGTGGTAACTCAGGATATTCTGGTTATTCTGGCGCTGCGCCCAGCACTGTCACGGTTTCTACTGGAACGCTGGCTACTGAGTACATTACGTTTGTTGATGCTACAACTGGAGCACAAAGTTTACGCACAGACTCTAACTTCACCTATAATGCCACCACGCATGCAGTCACTGGCGGAATTATGGGGGGGTCAATTTGATGCGATTTTCAGTAGTAATACCGACGTTTAACCATTGTGATGATTTACTAAAACCTTGCATTGACTCCATTCTCAGATACACCGACTTAGATCAGATTGAGTTGATTGTGTCTGTGAATGGATGCACCGATAGAACGATGCACTACCTCAGTGAGGTAGATCGTGTATTTGAAGCTGCAGGGTTATCGGATCACTTTAAAGTAGTACACAGCTTTAGACCGTTAGGCTTCTCAAAAGCCACCAACGCGGGTATTAGATTAGCAACAGCAGAAAAGATTATTCTGTTGAACAATGACACCATTCTGTTAGATCAGACAAAGAACCTTTGGCTCGATATCTTAGAAGGGCCATTCGTTGATCCAGATTGTGGTGTTTCCTGTATTACCAAAATCCATTCAGAGCCTGCAGGACGCGATTTTGCCGTGTTTTTCTGCGTGGCTATACATCGTAAGGTATTCAATACAATCGGCCTCCTAAACGAAGAATATGGCGTTGGAGGGGGTGAAGATACTGAATTCTGTATTGAAGCTGAGAAAGCTGGCTTTAAGGTCTTAGAAGTCTTCGAGAAGGTCTGGGGTGGCACCACGTTTACGGGTGGCTTTCCGATCTATCACAAAGCAGAAGGCACCGTACACGACAAGAATTGTGTGCCGGATTGGGAAAAGATCTTCATTGCAAACAGCTTCAGATTGGCGGTGAAATACAATCCTAAGTGGATTGATGACGCGGCAAAAAAGTCTTTGAGTTGGTTGTGCGAGAACGGCAAAGAAGCCATAGAACTTTATGATGAAGTGATTACGCACAATATCTACCAGGTATCGTCACAGAACTTGATGGGTCGTGACGTGATCGATATTGGTGCAAACATGGGTACCTTCTCATTGTTTGCTTCAAGACTGGGCGCAAACAAGGTCATCTCAGTTGAACCTGTATCCAACACGGTAGAGATCCTTAAAGCCAACATTCAGAAAGCCCAGGCAACAAACATCTCTGTTTTGATGAATGCAGCCTCCTATACCAGTGGCGCGATTCTCCATATCGGAACACAAGCTAAAACAGGCCATAACAGCTTGTACAAGGCCTCATCATCCTACGAAGAGATAAGCACAGTATCTTTGAAAGATCTGTTGGCCATGAGCAAAAGTGATGACATCTATCTCAAGATGGACTGTGAGGGCGGCGAGTACGATGTATTGATGTCTTTGAAGCCTGATGACATGAAGCGCATCTCAACGATTGCGATTGAGATTCATGGCGACTTGCATCCGTTCCATAAAGGAATCAATACGATGCAAGACAAGCTGGCTTACTTAGGTTACACCCAAAAGGACCGGCGTCAGATTGGTGCATGGGATGGCATAGACCAAAATGGTAACTTCATCAATTATCGTGAGATACCGTTCAGCCAAGAGCTGTGGGTGCGTGCATGAGTCGTATCTTATGTTCAGTTGCAACCAGGGGGCGTTATCACACAACGCTTCCCCTGGCTTTGATGGCGATCATTAATCAAACAAAGTTGCCAGATAAGTTGGTGGTGTTTGATGATAATGACGAGCCAGTTGATCTAAGAGAGCATCCGTTTTATCAGCATTTCTTTAGGATTTGTATTGAGAAACGGCTTGAGTGGGAAGTTGTGTATGCGCCTAAAAAAGGCCAGCATCACATCCACCAGATAGCCAACTCGATGGGTTTTGATTGGGTCTGGCGCGTTGATGATGACTGTATTCCTGACCCAAACGTCTTAGAGCGGCTTAGTGATTACATTAGCGCTGACGGTATAGGCGCTGTTGGTGGATCGATTCTAACCACTCAGAACGGCGTTCAATTGCCATCAGATCTGCCTGCCACAGGCTTGGTGCAGAACATAGATAGCGAACCCAACATTCAGTGGGGTTACATAACCCAGACTAAGCCCGTTGAGCATCTGCATTGCTCTTTCCTGTATCGTGCAGGTATACAGGAGTATCACTTAGGATTATCGCGTGTAGCGCACCGTGAAGAGACTTTATTCACCTATGGGCTGCATCAGAAAGGTTATGCGATCTTAGTGGTGCCTAATGCCAACTCATGGCATCTCAAGTCGGCCCATGGCGGAATTAGAAGCGAAGACAAGGCTGAAATGTATCAGCATGATGAGGCGATCTTCCGCAATCTGGTGACGATGAAAGAAAAGACCATAGTCGTCCTCGATGCAGGAATGGGGGACCATATTGTTTTTAGCCATGTATTGCCTGAGATTAAGAATCCAGAAGTGTTTAGCTGCTATCCTGATATTGTGCCTGGGCGATCTATTGCAGAAGCGCATCAACTTTTTGGCGATTTGAGTCAGTGGAACGTCTACAAGAAGATGATTGATTGGAATTGGAATGATAGTCTCGAGAATGCGTACAGGAAGATGTATTTATGATTCTGATCTCACCGTATTCCAAAAAGCTTCGCAGCGGAAAGACGAACCCTAAGAACTACCCATATTGGCAAATACTAATCGGATTAGTATGGGCTAAGGGTCACCAGGTTGTTCAGGTAGGCATTGAAGGTGAAGAGCAGCTTGTTCCAGATTTTAGAAAGAACTTGTCATTGCCGGATCTAAGACAACTAATCCGCGATTGTGATACATGGATTTCCTGCGATAGTTTCATGCAGCATCTAGCGTGGGATGAAGGCAAAAGAGGGATCGTTTTGTGGTCTGTATCGAATCCTGTAATCTTTGGTCATCCAGAGAATATTAACTTAGTAAAAGACACTAAATACCAAGTACCGAATCAGTTTGGGTGGTGGGAATTTGTGGATCACAATCCAGAAGCTTTTGTAGATCCGCAGCTTGTGGCAAACGCTGTCGAGCATGTTTTGTCGTTTGATAAAACCCTAAAAATCGCATCTAATACTCGGTAAATCTGCGAGGTAAAAAATGGCTCAATCCGGATATACCCCCATATTGCTGTTTGGTAGCGCGACTCCTGGTACGCGTCCAACAGCAGCGCAACTATCAACCAGTGCAAGTGGCGTAGAGCTGTTCTTAAACTGGGCTGATGGTACGGCTTGGTATAAAAACGCTTCTAATGCGGTTGTTCAGCTTGCGGGATTATCAGGATATTCGGGTACATCTGGATATTCCGGCTACTCAGGTATCTCCGGATACTCTGGCATATCAGGCTATTCTGGGATATCCGGCTATTCGGGTTATTCTGGAATATCTGGGTATTCCGGAATCTCTGGTTATTCCGGAATCTCTGGATACTCAGGGACATCAGGTTACTCTGGTACGTCTGGATATTCTGGAACATCAGGTACGTCAGGATATTCTGGAATTTCTGGTTACTCTGGAATCTCAGGGTATTCTGGAATCTCTGGATATAGCGGTATAAGCGGATATTCAGGCTCTGGTATCTCTGGATACTCAGGTGCTGGAACATCAGGTTATTCTGGTTTCTCTGGATATTCTGGTGCAGGTGGCGGTGGCTCAACAATCAGTAATGACACAACCACGGCAACGGCTGAGTATCCCTTGTTTGCAAGCGCTACAAGTGGTGCTGCATCAATCATTTATACCTCGAATGCAAAGTATCTTTACACCCCATCTACGGGGTCGTTACAAGCGTCTAACGTCTTGGCTGGTAACGGAATATTTCTAAACAAAACCACAGTTTCAACGACATACGCTTTCCCAAGCGGATACAATGGTCGTGCTGTTGGCCCTCTAACCGTAGCATCCGGCGTGACCCTTACTGTAACTAGCGGTAGCCGATTTATTGTTAATTAAAGGATATTTAAATGGCAAACTTAATCACAGCAAATGCTACGGGTATAGCGTCTACCGCAGACGGTAGCAATACACTACAGATACAGACCGGTGCATCTCCTGCAACGGCGATCACGATTGATGCCTCGCAGAACGTATCGTTTGCGAATGCGGTCACAGCAACCCTTGCAAATGCGCTGACAGCGGGTACAGGCTTAACACTAAGCTC